GTTAATTCATACATCATAACCAATTCGGTTTTCTGGATGGGTCACGAAGATAATTAGATGCAACCCAAGGTTTGCTGCTAATGTAATTCTTGTAAGCAGTAAAAGTGTCAATGCTTGTGTCATGTTTATACTCATCTGGCATCGCTCTAGTAAATGGTGTCAACTTTGACATATGAGTTGCATCAAGTGGAAATAGTTTATCTGCATATGCAAGAGTATGTAAACAAGAATGTATTTTTGCATATCTATTAGAATACTCTTCACACAATGCTAAACCATGTTTAATTAACCATCGTGCATTTGCTACTGTCTCATTTGCCCACACAGTACAAGGATGATTACGAAATGCACCCTTGTCTGTTTTGTATGGAGTACCATCTTTCTTAGGTAATGTGCCAAAGTCATGACCCCACTTCTTAGAAGCTACAATGGATAACATTTGACATGTTTCTAAAGGCATCTTAACAACATGCTTATCTGGTAAGCATTGAGCAGATACAACAGGGTCTGGATCAGTAACAAAAATGTTCATAACGAATTCCAATGACGGATTACCCCCGCCACAATAAAACAATTAGTAATGAGATAAGTAAGAAAGATGAAAGATCGAACAAGGACAATAAGATTATCATACCTCTTGGTCTTCTCATCAGAGAAAGAACCCAATGCATACTTCCATACCCTCCATAACTTTATCATCCCTTTTTAAATACTCCTAATTTTATTAAAACATAAAGTGTAAGGGATGTCCAAAATACAATTTCTAGTCCAATATAATTCATTATCCAAAAGTAGAATCAGGTTCTAAAGCTATATAATACTTCAAATCATATGACTGACTCTGGAATCGTGATAAAAGTTTACTTGATACAACAACTTCATAAGTACCAGGAATAATTTTAAGATTCTCTTCCTTAAAATTAAATACAAACTCTTTATCAGTCTCACCAACTACTATAGAGAAATTATTGGATGTATCATTCTTCTTATCTCTAGCAACTATCTTCACCACACCAGCTTCTCCAATAGCAGAAATATCTGGTAACTGATAGATAGATGCTGCTTTCTTTAACTTCTCTAATTGCTGACTTGTAATAACAAATCCAACATCTTCAGTAGGAAGTTCAATAGGTTTATCTGGAGGAGATACTATTACAGAAGCATCAGCAAAGAAGTATCTTGACCTCATCTTACCTTCTTTAATCAGAACATAATTATCACCCTTATCAAAATCCAATTCAGGAGTTTGATGTAAAGCAAGTCCATTAAGAAACTGATTCAAATCATAGATGCCAAAATCTTTTGGAAGGTCTTCATCTATATTTGCTTCAGCAAGAATATTCTTCATCACACTAATAGTTCTCAAATTCTTTCCTTCCTTAAAAAGAATAGATTGATTAATAGATGAGAAGTTCTTTAGAAGATTAATTGTTTTATCAGAAAGTTTCATAACGAGCGTTGGTGTAATCAGGTTCTTGAGTATTACCACTGAAGTAGTAAAGGAGTAAGCAATAGTGCATTGCTTTTAATATATCTTGTTTAGCACTTCCTTTCTTATCATAACGACTCAAATACTTAATAGCATTTGATCTACAGAATGATTCAGCATCACCTACAGAATGGATAAGATCAAGGGTCTGGGTATCTGAATTCTTATTAGTATAATGTCCCCTATAAGTTGAAGTGACATAATCCTGAAGATCTTTAATACCTTTATCTTCTTGATATTTGTGATGAGATGGTCCTTTCAGATCTGGTTGTGGTTTTTGAATCACTTCCTTTTCTAAAGACCCTGATCTTCTTCTAGTCACAGTTTCACCCCCATCAGGTGATTCATAAATGTAAGGTTCTTCACCAGTCACTTTAAATGCCCTCTCTCTATCTTTTGGATCTGTAAATGGATTCTTTCTATCAGGATCATTACGATTGTAATCATACCAATAACTAGAGTGTTCAATTTCCTCTTCCATATTAGCAGTATTACCTGCTCCCACATAAGGTGGCCAAGGTGAACCAGGAGTCCACTCAAAGCCACCAGATAACTCAATATCTTTGAGTTCTTTATCCATATACAATATATTTCTTTTTAAATTATATCAACTTTTCTCTTCTGAGTCAACTGGCAATTCAAAATCAGCATCAACTTTATCATAAAGTTCCAAGAATGATTGCTTAGTCTCTTCATCAAATCTGTTTATACAAACTTGAATTGCTTTTGCTTTATCATTAAAGATAGAATAAGCACGAATAATGTGAACCAATCTCCTTGTACTGATTATTTCTTCAATACCACCATCATAAAATGTTTTACGAATGATGTCACCCCAATCAACTAACTTCTGACAGAATTTAGTATCAGTAACACCCAATTTAGAAGCAATACCACCAAGTATTCTTTTCTCTACAGCAGGTGATGGATACTCTTGCTCAAAGGTTACTGGGAATCTTTCAAGAAATGCTTCATTAAGTACATTAGTACCAATAAATCTACCATCATCAGATCCTTTACCTTTTGTATTGGCAGTAGCAATTACATTAAAACCTGGTGCTGGTTGAATAAACTTACCAATCTTCTTTAGAAACAAACCCTTCCCTTCAAGAATGGGTTGGAGACAGAGGATTTTGTTTGAAGCCAAGTCAATTTCGTCTAGTAACAAGACTGCTCCCCTTTGGAGTGCCTCAATGACAGGTCCGTTATGCCAAACTGTTGCCCCATCAACAAGGCGAAACCCACCAATAAGATCGTCTTCATCAGTTTCAATAGTAATGTTTACACGAATTAGTTCTCTTTTAAGTTGAGCACATACTTGCTCTACCCCAAATGTCTTACCATTTCCAGAGAGTCCAGTGATAAAAGTAGGATAAAAAAGCTTACTTTGTATAATCTTTTTAAGGTCATTAAACGGTCCAAATTTAACAAAAGTATCATCAACTTCAGGTGTAAGATTTTGCTGAACTACTGGTTCCACAGCAGGTGCTTCATATGCTTTTTCTATTTTCTTTACATCCTTTTGAGTTACTGTAAGATTCCACTTACCTCGTCCAACTTTAAACCCAGTTATTTTACTTGTAACTGTGTGATAGTGTACATTATTCATTGCACACCAAGCTCTGATATCAGCAGTAACAATTTCATCACCATAAAGTGACTGAAGAGAACTGATGATTGATTCAGGACTGTAAATGGTTGCCATAATTTAATTTTTGTCTTTCAATACTCTTATTATAACCGTTTATGCGTTCTGAATACGTATGGGTGTGCCACTAATTTAACTGGTTTGATAGTCCAATAATTCCCATGTGTGCTTATAGTCCTTGACATGAAATGCTTCTCCAAGACCCCTATCCCTTATAGCTTTTGCTAATGGATAATCATTCTGACCTTCCTTCATCATATCTCCATAGAAATACAACTTATCATCAGTTCCAAAATCTCTTAGTATCTGACTCTTATTACTGCCTGGTGCTCCTAAATCCATACCAGTTTCTCCACCTATATTAACTTCTATATCTGGAAAATTATTTTTAATCTTATTAGCAATCCTTTCTCTTTCTCCTGTATTAATATCCCATTTAACATACTCATCTCTTTCTACATGATTTACACCTGAACCTCTTCCCAATATACTAAAATTAAGTCCACCAGGTCTTGCTTCAAAATGCAATCCAGTTCTGATTGGGAATTTACTAGAATCCAATTCTTCTTGTAGAAATTCTCTTACATCTTCTGGTAGTGTCCAATTACTCCTATAAACATTTACATCTTTTTCATAAACATCACTACCAGAACAGTTATAAAGTCTTTTAGCAGCATGACATATATCTAATCCCACCTGCTCTACTGTTTTTTCTCTATCACTTCCAGTAACAAGATAGACATCATAATTCCGACAGAATGTAAGAAAAGAAGACCCAAAATCATCTTGGATCTTCTTTCTACTGGGAGTTATAGTCCCATCAACATCAAATATAAATTTACTTTTTTTCATACTTTTTAATACTCTCTTCCCATTCTTTCATTGATGATGAACAATCAGGTGGTTCAGGATCTTTATACCCCTTAATCTTTTTCCACTTTTGATACAGTGTACTCATATACCATGACTGAGCTAAACTCTTAGGTCCATTCTCCAACATCTCAAGATCTTTCTTGCTACTTGTATACGCTTTGTATTCTTCCCTCCAGTTAGAATCATCATAGGATTTCGTCATAACCTTTCCTCCTTTTCCAATCAGCGTACATTGAACCATAAATCATACCCTCATGTGATTTTAAATTCCTACCTGAAAGTATATCTATCTGTTGTTTAGATAGTTTAGACTTTTGCATGGTAAGATATTCAGATTCCCACTTTTCAATAGCAGGAGACATAATTTTTAATTTCTCACTTAAAGACATTTTTTCCCATTCCTCATGATGATGTACATTTACACTATAACGTATATCTGGTTGTTCACCATGTAGGTTGTCTCCACTCATTTCATTTTCCTTTAATAACAACAATAGACATCAATCCTAAAATAGAAAAAATAATTGCCCATATAGGAAAGAAAGGTACTACTATAAAAGCATGGATTAGTTGTATGATTATTATACCATAAAAAATCCACATAATCCACATCCCTATTTTATTATGAAGGGAACCTCTTTTATATGGATGGCAACCAATAGGTCCACTATCCCATCCATCCTGCATATATTCTTTTGTAGGGATTTCTCTACTCATTTACTTTTCCTCCTTGGTACTTGAATTGTCCAAGAACCACCTTCTAAATCAACCATCTCAAACTGCTTCTTATTCTTTTCAATCTCATTCAAATATGCTTCACGACCTGGTTCAGGTTGTATCTCACCATAATGAGTTTCATTTAAATCCAAATATTCTAAGATGGATTCATCTACCATACTGAATAAAGCATCCCAAGTTAATGTATCTCTTAACTTAGATGCGATTCTATCCACATCATTTTCATCAAGATACTCACCCTTGGTTATTTTACTAGCATAGTTTTCATACTCAGTTAAGAGTCTTGCTCTTACATCTACCAACTTGTTAAGGTTGATAGTGATTTTTACATCATCATCAATTGCCATAATTAAGCCACCAATTCAACAAATTCACCAAGAACTTTTTTATTTAGTTTCTTGGCTTGAAGAGACTTAACAAAAGCACGTTTTATTTGTGCCTTAGAAGCATCTTCATGTACCTCAAACTCATCATCATTAGATAATGCTGAGTCTACGATAGCAAAATAAGAATCATAACCTGACTCTTTGATAGAGTAAGTCTTTGCTTTTCTTGCCTTTTTATAATTCTCATCACTTATATATTCATATCTTCTGATAAAGTGTCCAAAATCTCTATTAGCAACAATACGAATACCAATGAAATTTACATCAGAATAAATCTGCTTTAGATCTTTAAGAAGAACATCAGTAAAACCATGATAAGAATATGGAAGTTTATAAGTGTATCCAGTCTTTCTATTACGTAAGTAAGAAGTTTCTGGTTGA